GCGCGGAAGTTCGGCGGCAAGAAAGGCAATATCACGCTGACCAGCTACGACGGCAAGTACAAGGTAATCGTGGCGGTCAATGACACCGTACAGTTCAACGAAAAACTTCAAATTGCCAAGCAGTTGATTGACAAGTGCATTGCAAGCTGGAGCGAGGGCGCAAATGAAAACTTGCGCGCAATCGTTGACGACGCATTCAACGTGGGCAAAAGCGGGCTTGTCAGCACGAGCCGCGTTTTAGGGCTTCGCCGCTTGAACATCAAAGACGCAACATGGAAAAAGGCGATGGAAGCAATCACAGAAAGTATGCAGGTGGCAAGCTCAAAGACGTATATGCGTTTTTACGAGCGCATTGATGACGGCTCTTACAAACAGATTCCTCTTGATGTGTCGGTTCTGTAGGAGGTCTGCGATGATGGGAGTAATTTACCGCACAGGACTTAGAATAAAAAACTTTGGCGAAAAACATCATGTTGCGTCTTTGGCTCGGCTGGGCATTTTGATTATGGACAAGGCTATAAGGATGAGGAGCGGGCGATGAAAGATGAGAAAATCAACTCACAGGCGAGAATAGTCGAGATTGTCAAAGTGCTTGGGCAGAATCACATAACAGGAATGACCAACAAGGAGATTGCCCTTGCCGTGAAAACTACGGAGACAAACGCCTGCCGTGATTTGAAAATTCTTGACGAAGCAGGCTGGCTCTGTAAGGACAGCAAAAATCGATGGCGGTTAAGCCCGGAGTTCGGCGGTCTTGCGGGTCAGATAATCAAGTCGTACCAGAAAGCACGGCTGCAACTTTCAGAAGAAGAGGCGAAATATGCAAGTGCGATGCAATGAGAACGCTGAGGAAAAACAGCCTGATTTTTCAGACTTGTTCAAGAATCTTTTTTCGGAAGAACGCATCAGGAAGATGGCAGAACCTTTGACAGAAAAAACAGACGAGGAACTTGAAGACAATATTCGCTTTCGTCTTTTAGAGCGCGAACACGCAATTAAGGAAATCTGTAAAAATCTTTGTGTTCTAAGAGGCAAAATGAGCGATTACAGATTCAAGAAATTATTGAAGAGACAGGGACTCAAAGCAGATTGGGCAAAACTTGCTGTTGAAGCTGGAACGGAACTGTTGCGCGGAGGAAAATAATGAAAAAAGAAATTACAGAAGATACTAAGGCAATGGAACTCATGTCTCAGAGGCAGCACGAATCGGAACTTTCTATACAAGAACTTGATGAACAACTTTTGGCGGAAGGCGAAGAATTCAACCTTTTTGTTTGTATGCAGAGAGCAAGGGCAGCAATCAATGACACAGGGAGAGCGTTCGCCGTGCTTGGCGCAAACTTGCGGCTGATGAAAGCCCATCTTCCGCGTGGTGAATTTGAAGAGGCTTTGGAAAATCTTAATGTTTCACTTCGTACTGCACGCTATGCGATGGCGGCTTCTCGAAAATTTCCGAATCTGCAAGCGCTTGCAGATTTTCCTAGGTCTACACAAATAGCCCTCACCGTTCTTGACGATGACCAAGCGGCTGAACTTGATGAAACTGGAGAACTTAAAGGAGTAGGAACTGCCGATGAAATCAAGGAAATGTCTTACAGAGAACTTCAAAAAGCACTTCGAGAGTTGAAGGATGAAAAAGCGAAACTTGAAGAAGAACACGCAAAGCAACTCGAAGCCGTTGAGAATGTTGTCCGCAAAAAAGAAAGTAAAATCTCTGAGCTGGAAATGGAAGTCGCAGGAAAACAGCCGCCAACCAAAGAGGAACTTGCAGAACAGGAATTAAAAGAAGTTCGCAAGCAGATGATTATGAGGTTTTCAGAGATGAACACGACTCTTGACGAGTTAAATGCCCTGCTTGGTAAGGCTCAAGCTTTGGACGGAGTTACGGTAGATCTTCTACAGTCGCTTTCAGATGGTGTTGCAGAATTTTACAGCCTCTTTGACGACAAGTACCAGGACTTTAATCAGGACATGGAATATATCCGCCCTCTAAAAAAGGAGGCATAGACCATGTATGAGGAGTTTGTGAGGCAGATGAGCGACGCGAAGTCATCTGGAGAGCGGAGCGCAATCGTTGACGAGATGTGCAGGCTTTTCGGATTTTGCAGAGGAAAGGCTTATCAGACCTTAAAAGATAACGGCTGGGAAAGCGGACGAAAAACGAGAAGCGATTCAGGAAAGTCTTCCGTTGATGAGAAGACTATAAAAGTGCTTGCATCTGTATTGCAGAACTCTGTGCGAAAGAACGGCAAAAAAACTATGAGTGTGGAGAGTGCCAGAGCAGTGCTTTTGCAGAACGGATTTGATGTGAATCTTTCATCCAGACAGTTGAGCGGACTCCTTAAAGACAGGACGCTTTCAACGGAAAGCACGGCAAAGCCAAGCCCCCACCAAAGAATGAGGAGTGAATATCCTAATCAGGTTCACTTTGCCGATCCTTCGGTCGCGTTGATGTACTTTGCACCGAACGGAAAGCAAAAGTTTCTGCGTGACGACGAGGTCTACAAGAACAAGCCTTTTTTGGAAGGCCGGGAAAACCTTAAGTGCTGGCGGTACGTTTTGACCGACCACTACTCAGGCACAATCTGCGTGAGATACTACGCGGCTGCCGGTGAAAACTCCGCCAATATGTACGACTTTCTTTTGTACGCTTGGGGAAAGAAAAAAGAGCCTCTCTACAATTTCCACGGACTTCCCGAACTTCTGATTTGGGACTGCGGTTCAGCAAACATCTCAAAGCCGGTCAGCAATGCGCTAAAGGCTTTGCGTGTAGAGACAAAGCCGCATCTTCCCGGCAATCCGAGAGCAAAAGGTCAGGTCGAAAACGCGAACAACATAGTGGAGTGCCAGTTTGAGAGCCTTCTTCACCTTGAGGAAGTAGGTTCTATGGAAGAGTTGAACGATGCGGCGGAAAGGTGGTGTGCAGCTTTCAACGCTAATCAACTGAAATACCGCGACACAAGAATAACTCGTGCAGGATGCAAGGTTGGAAGCAGGACGGAACTTTGGAATCGGATTGAAGTTGAACAGCTTCGGGAACTTCCTGACGAGGAGATTTGCAGGCAGATTTTCACAACCGGAGTTCAAGTTAGAACGGTCGGTGGCGACCTTGCCGTAAGTTTTGTTCATCCCAAAACAAAGACCGCCACGCGCTACAGCCTTTCAGGACTTCCTGAAATCATGATAGGAATGACGGTGAACGTTCAGCCAATTTTGGTGAGCGATGAAGCTTTGGCACTTGTAAGTTACAAAGGAAGTGACGGCGAGATAATGAGTTTTGAAATCAAACCTATCGAGTACAACGAGGCAGGCTTTGACGTAAGTGCGCCTGTGTTTGGGCAGGAATATAAGAGCCAGCCGGACACCCTTAGAGAGAAAAATACAAAAACTCTTGCAGAAATCGCACTTGCTGATGAAAAGGAAGTGCCGTTTGCAAAGGTTACGGACGGACAAGGTCTTAAGACCCACTCGCTTATTCAGACGCAGGCTAATCCTTGGTTCAAAACTCAAACTGGACGACAGATTGAAGTTGCCGCAGGAACGGTCGAAGTTCACGATATCAACATCAGTGCAGTGGAAATGGCAAAAAGGTTCAAGGCAAGAACGGGATTCATCCCTGAAGGTTTTATCGCAGGTCTTAAAAAAGATTATCCGGAAGGAGTGCCTTCGAGGCTTGTTGATGAATTAGTTGCAGAATATACAGACGGCACAAACGCCGCAAAAATGGCTTAAAGCCAAGTAAGGAGATTTTTATGTTGACGATGAAAGCATATCAAAAATTCGGGTTGTTCCAAGATCCGTTTCAAGGAGATGTTACAAAAGCGGACGATGTTTTTTTGACTGACGAAACCCGATTCATAGCGGAGTTTTTATACCAAACCGCAAAGGTCGGCGGAATGGTCGCACTGTTAGGGGAGTCGGGAAGCGGAAAGACAACAATTCGCCGCTATTCTATGGACAGGATTCAAAGCGAGGGACAAAAAATTAAAATCATCGCTCCTCGCTCTATCGACAAGGCACGGCTTACGACAAGTGCAATCTGCGACGCGATAATTCAGGACTGCTCGGCAGAAAAACCGAGAAGAACGCTTGAGGCTAAGTCAAGGCAGGTCGAGCGGATTCTTACGAACAGTTCTCGCGCGGGATATAACCATGTGCTGATGATTGAAGAAGCACACGACCTTTCAATTCCTACGCTCAAGTATCTGAAACGCTTTTGGGAGCTTGAGGACGGATTCAAGAAGCTACTTTCAATAGTGCTTATCGGTCAGACGGAAATGAAAGCGAAGCTCGACGAGTCACAGAACTGGGAAGCCCGAGAGGTTATCCGCCGCATTGAGGTGCTGGAATTGAAACCGCTGGGAACAGGAAAGGAAGTGGCTGATTATCTTGACATCAAGTTCAAGCGGCTCGGCAAAGAAAGAGCAAAAATTATTTCCGACGAAGGCTGCGAGGCAATTGCAGCAAAGCTCCGCAAGCAGACAAGACGCGGCGTGATATACAGCGTAGGCTATCCGCTCCTCATCAACAACTGGACAAGAATGGCAATGAACCAGACAGCAGAACTTGGTGCAGACTTGGTGGATGCTGATGTGGTGAACTCGCTGTAAGGGGGAGGTGTATGACGACAGAAGAATTTTTTACGGCGGTAAAGCAGATGAGGTTCGCTCAGATAAAGTATTTCAAAACAAGAAACAAGGACGATTTGCTGACGGCAAAATCGCTTGAAAAAATGGTGGACGGCTGGCTTGCCGAGTGGCAGCACAAGAGATTCTTGGAATCCTTAAAGGTAAACGCATAATTCGGGGGGATGTCTAATGGGTGGAAAGAAAATTTTAATCACTGTTACCGACGAGCAGTACAAAGCTCTTGAAAAAATGGCGGAAAAAAACGGACTTGGTCGTGTCTCGACGCTTGTGCGGAGCATTGCATTGAAAAAGGCTAACAAAGACTACGACGAGGACACAAGAGAAGTAGCCATCACGCTCGACAACTACAGTGAACTTGACGAGTACGCAAAGCGAAAACGTTTCGGAACGGTGGAGGCTTTTGCGGGCTACGCAATGGAAGCATGGATGTCGCGGAATCCACTCACAGCGGCACAAAAGGCATTGGTCGAGAAAAGTATCGGCGAAAACAGAACGAATGCGCTATAGGGCTTCCGCACTAGTGCGAAGGGGGATTTCATCACCTTCACACAGCGCTCTTTTAGGCTGTACAGCCTTGTTTGAAGGAAGGGGAAAATGAGCAACCTGGATAGGTCAAAAATCATTCAGTTGATACATATCGCAAAATCACAAATCGGGCTTTCCGATGAGGATTACCGTGCGGTTCTGGAAAGCACGGCAAAGAAATCAAGCTGTTCCGAGATGTCTGTCTTTGAGTTAAACGAGGTTTTGAAAGCGATGAAGAAACTCGGCTTCAAGGTCAAAAAAATGGAGACACGAGAAGAAGAAATCGGCTGGGATACGAGCAGAGCTCAGATGGATTACATTAGGGGTATGTGGGAATTGGTCGCCCGCGATAAGAGCGAGCGTGCCTTGTACCGCTTCATCAAAAGAATTACAGACGCAGACCACCCGCGGTTTATGGGAGCTGTCGAAGCTCAGAAAGTAATCCTTGCTCTGCGAAAAATGATGGTGGGGGCAGGGTTGAATCCCGATTACAAGGAGAACGGCAATGACAAATGAACTGAACCTTGCGAATGAAATGGTGGCTTCCTGTTTCGCAAGGCTCGGCAAGGGAGAATACGAAACGGCGGTCAAGGGAATCCGCGCAATTTGCCAATATTACGGCGGACAGATGATTTTTCTTCCGAAGTTCAAGCGGGATAATTCCAAGACTGTGGAACAGCTTTTCGGAATACTTGCGGATGCGGTTGGCGACGGAACGGCTGAGACTATGCTTGAAGTCTTGATGTCTCAGTTCGGCGGTGTTCAACTTTATATCCCGCAGGAAGTACGGGCATTCCGTGATGAGGTGGCAAAGGAAATCTACGAGAAATATAACGGCACTGACAAATCACGCGGCGAACTTTGCCGTGAATACAAGATTACTTTTATGCAGATTTACAGACTGCGGGCACGGGCTGTTGAACTGCAGCGCAGAGCGAAACAACCGAGCCTGTTTGACGAATTGTAACAGCGGTTAAACTATGTGCACAAAAAAAATGAGATAGGCTGTCAGTATGAAAATTACTGACAGCCTTTTTTTATGTCTCAATGCAGAGAACGGAACTGTTCCGGCAAGGATTCAGATTCTGCCTGCAGGAAAGAAAATCAAGGGCGTGGACGGTCGCGAGTGGACACTTTCCGACCCTGCCGCCCTGTGTACGAGAATGAACTCATCTGGTAACGTTATCGTGAAAAACGGCTGCGTCATAGACGAAAACCATTCCACTGACCTTGCAGCTCCTAACGGCGGAACATCCCCCGCATTCGGCTGGTTTAAAAACTTCACGCTTGAAAAAGACGGCTCAATTTGGGCGGACGTTGAATGGAACGCTCGCGGTCAGAAAGCCGTATCTGAAAAAGAATACCGTTACATCAGTCCGGTTTTCACACGCGACAAAAATGGCAACATAACTGAAATCTTGCGCGCCGCCCTGACCAATAATCCTAATTTAGATAACCCGGCATTAAATTCATCGCAGGAGACTGCAGAGGAGAAAAATATGGATAAAGAACTTTGTACCGCTTTGGGCATTCCCGAAACGGCGACAACGGAAGATGCGCTTGCCGCAATCAGCAAGCTCAAAACGGAGCTTAACGGAGCGCAGAACAAGGGCATAGACCTTGCAGCCTACGCACCAAGGGCAGACCTTACCGCAATGCAGCAGAGGGCTGAAAAGGCTGAAAAAGAGCTTGCCGAACTGAATGCAGCCTCTTTGAATGCTAAGGCAACTGCAGCAGTCGAACAGGCTGTAAAGGACGGAAAAATCGCGCCTGCAAGCAAGGCTGAATACCTTGAACTTTGTGCGAGCGAGGACGGTTTTGCCAAATTCGAGAAGATTATGGCTGTAACGCCGTCAATCACAGGAGGAACTGTAGTGTCGGACAAGACTGCTCCAAACGCAAATGGCAATGTGGAGTTGAACGCAGTCGAAAAGGACTGGGCTTCTTCCATGGGCTATACCGCCGAGAAATGGGCAGAAATCAAAAAGGAGGGCAAATAAATGGCTATCGTCAATTCTGCAACACTTAACAATCTCCGCACAACTGTCCGCGGAGAGTTCAACATTGCGTTTAAAAATGCAAACGCAACGTCTTTGTATAAGCGACTTGCAACGACAATCAAGTCTACAAGCAAGACAAACACTTATGACTGGCTCGGAAAATTCCCTCAAATGAGAGAATGGGTCGGTAAGCGTGTCCTTAAAGATATGAGCGAGGCTAACTACCAGATAGCCAATAAAAAGTACGAGGCAACACTTGGTGTTGACCGTGCGGACATCGAAGACGACAACCTCGGTCTTTATTCGACAATCGCTCAGAGTATGGGACAGGAGGCAAACGATTTTCTTGACAGAGAAATCGCAAAACTTTTGAAGAACGGTTTTGCCGCAACCTGCTACGACGGACAGAATTTCTTTGACGAGGAACACCCTGTTTTTGAAAAAGTTGACGGAACAGGCTCTAAGAAGTTCGTCTCAAACATCTACAAGAAGAGCCCTTCCGACTCATCAGAGCCTTGGTTTCTTCTTTCGCTTAACCGTCCGCTCAAGCCGCTGATCCATCAGGAACGCACAGAAATGGAGCTTGAATCGTTGACCGACACAAAAGATGAGTCTGTATTCATGGAAGATGTGTATCGCTACGGAATCCGCTACAGGGGAAACTTTGGCTATGGACTTTGGCAGCAGGCAGTAGCTTCAAAAACGGACTTGGATGCAGATGCGTTTGAGGCGGCTTACAAACAGATGCAGGAGTTCAAGCGTGACGGAGGAGATCCTATGGGAATAAGAGCAACCGCTTTGGTCGTTTCTCCAAGCCTTCAGAGCGCAGCGGAAAAAATCCTGAAACGCACCGTTCTTGACAACGGAGCCGGAAACATCAACTACAACAAGGTTGAGCTTATCGTGAACCCTTGGCTTGCATAGGAGACAAAGATGGGAAGTAACAAACCGAAACAGGGTCAGGTAACTGACGAAAAGAAAGATGAAAAAACGCAGGCACCTGCCGCCGAAAATCAGCAGATTGAAACACCTTCTCAGACAAGTACGGAGCAGACTGCAACTCCGCAGACTGACGACGGCAGCTCTGCCCCTGCCGTTCCAGAATTACCACCAACCGATGAAAAAGGCGGTGGCAACGACAAAACCGACGACACGGACAAAACATCGAGTGACAAAAATACGGCTGCAAATACGGTCAAAATGGTCTTGAAGCACAAGAGTCACACTACCAACTATCACCGCTGTGGACTTACGCTCACAAAGGTGTTTGCGGAGTATGAAGTTCCTTCTGAATGCGTTGATAAAATCAAGGCGGACAGATGGATTTGCATTCAGGATGAAAAATGAGAACACTCCTTTCAACAGAGGAGTTTTTGGAGAGAGTTCCTTCGGGAACTCTCCCTCTTGTCTCCGACTCTGATGAAATAGACCGTTGCAGAATTGAAATTGCACTGCAAGACGCGACAGGAATAATCGTGTCGCAGCTGCCATGGCTCTTGGATAAGGAGACTGGCGACATCGCAGACCCGATTCCGCCACAGTTCGAGAACGCAATCCGCTCTTTCTGCACCGACATTGCGCTTCGTAAACTTCGCGACACCGTAACTTCGGCTGAAGACGAGCGAGAATGGTTCAAGATGACAATGAGCCTTATCGAGAAAATCGACAGGGAATACAAAGGCGGACTTTCCGGGCCGAACGAGCAGGAAAGTTTTGTCGTTGAGGCAAGCGAGGCGGACGGAATACCCGAAACCCGCTTCTTCAAAAAAGGACGGCTATTTTAGTGAGCGCAGGTGTTGTAACTATTCAAGATGATGAGCTTAAGGCTTTATCCTCAAAACTCAAAGAGATGGCGTTAAAGCCGGCGGACAGAAAGCAGCTTCTCCACGACATCGGTGTGGAGATGGAAGCTCAAACCAAAGAGAGGTTTGAGACAAAAACTTCTCCTGATGGTGACGACTGGGCGGAAATCGCACAATCCACGAAAAAATTTTACAGAAAAAAATACGGAAGCGACAATCCCGGAAAGGGCACTCTTTGGAGATTGTCGTCGGTTCCGTTGATAGATACGGTAACATCACAGGCTGGCTCATGGAGCGTTCTTGTGGGGGCGACAAAAGTTTATGCAGCCGTTCACCAGTACGGCCGGAAAGAAAGGAATATCATTGCCCGTCCATATCTCGGTCTTAGCAACAATGACAAGATGGACATTATCGGAATCATAAACGGATTTTTAGACAGGCGGAGCGCATGAGCAGATACGGCTATCTTGACATACGGAACGAGGCTGTCCGGCTGATACAGGACGGCTTTCCCAAATCAAAATACAAGAATTTGAAAGTGGCAGCACACGCAGGTCGGTTCACCGAAGCGGAAATCAGGCGGCTTGCAAACCAAACGCCAGCAATCCTTACATCTTTAATGCAGTTCAAGGACGGTGAAGGTACAGACAACTCGGAGTGTCGTTTCGTGAGCTGGGTGCTTGTCCGTGCCAGCAACTCAGACAAAATCTATGACGACGGGCTGAAACTTGTCTCGCTTTTAACGCCGGTTATAAGAAACATACCCAATGGTTCGGTGTATTCTGGAACAGACATAGCAGATATAGAAGCAGAGAATCTTTACACAGGAACGCTCGACAGCATAAACATCTCTATGTGGGCGGTGTCGTGGACGTGGAAAGTCAGGGCAACACAGATTCCAGATGGTGATATTGCCCTTGACGATGAACTTGAAATCTTTGAAGGCGCGGACGGAACTCTTGATATTGAGAACCGGGCGGTCGGCTCAAAAGCAGATATGGAGGTTTAAATGGCAATAGCATTTACCGAAATTCCTGAAGCCCTGCTCGTTCCCGGGCAGTATCAGGAAATCGACAACTCGCTTGCAGGTGCTGCAGGCGATGTAAAACGAGCCTTGATGATAGGCACAATGGCGGCTTCGGGTACTGCGGCAGCAGGAAAAGCCGTTCAAGTTCGAAGTGCCGACCGGGCAAAAAAACTTTTTGGAAGCGGAAGTCCGGCTGCAATCATGGCGGAAGAATTTCTAAAGCACAATACAACAGAGGAGTTGTGGGTGCTTCCTGTTGCTGAACCGAGTTCAGGCTTAAAGTGGAACAGGTCTTTTGAGATAACATCTTCAAACGCTGTTCCCGGAAGCGTGGAAATCTCAATCAACGGCAAATTTTCTGATGTTGTAGTCAAAGACAATGCAACTGCAAGCGATATTGCAGGTTCAATTGTTGCCGCAATTAACGGAATGGAAAACTGCCCTGTAGAAGCGGAAGTTTTGAGCGGAGAAAGCGGAAAATCTTCCGTAAAATTTTCTTCCGTTGTAAAAGGCGTTACAGGTAATTACAACACTGTTTCCATCAATTCGCTTTCTAAAGGCGTCTCAATTCATGCAAAAGAGGCGGTTCTTGGCACTTTGAATCCTGAAATTGAAGTTCCTCTCAAAAATCTTGGTGCTGTAAGATACCACTATATCGCAAGCGACTTTGCCGACTCAAAAAACATTAAAGCTGTGGCTGATGAACTGAACGACAGATATACGGCTCTCCGACAGATTGACGGGCGGTGTTTCATTGCGCTTTCGGGTGAGATTGGAGACGCTTCAAGCGAGGGGACTATGCTTAATTCCGCACAGGAAGTGAACTGTCCGCATATCGTTCTTGTCCCTCGCGGAAAATCGGTACAAGCCCCTTGTGTTTGGGCTTCGGCATGGTGCGCAAAAGTCTCTCGAAGGCTTTCAGACGACCCTGCCTCTAACACGACAGACATTGAGATAAACGACCTGCTTGCAGACGAGTTCAGCTTTAACGACAGGCAGGATCTTCTTTCAAACGGCATAAACTCATACAGGATTGACGGCTCGGGAACGCTTCTTGTGGAGAGAGTGGTTACAAGTTACACCGAAAACTCTGACGGAGCGAGAGACACCAGCTATCTTGACATTCAGATGGTCGAGACTGTTTCTGCAATCCGCACAAAAATCAATCAGGAAGCTCGAAAACGATTCAAGACTTGGAAGCTTGCAAGAACCGAAGAAAACTTTGGAGCAGGCTCTAAGGTCATGACTCCTGGCGTTTGGAGAAGCTTTCTTGCGGAACTTTATCAAACTTTCTTTATTCAGCAAGTTCAGTGGTGTCAGGATTTTGAATCTTACAAGAATTCAATCATCGTTGAGGTCAAGGCGGACTCAAAAACTCGCCTTGAGTACCGTCACAGACCTGTTCTCATTGGACAGTTCTACGTTGGCGCAGGTTTGAACCAGTTTCAGTAACAGGAGCGGAAAATGGCAGGATTAAGCAAAGTTATAAGGGTTGTTTCGGGAAACTTTGGGGAACTACCGATACAGGCTGACGGCGGAACTTTCAAGCCGTCAGGATATAAAAGGGAAACGAAGGATGGAGAGCAGGCGGAAAACACCTATTTTGTTGAGACACCCTCTCACGCTGAGTTGAAGCTGAAACTGAACGCTTCAATTGACCCGCAGTCGTTCACTACATCGAACGACCTGCTGACTATCTACACGGCTAACGGCGGAGAATACACAATGCCGAACGCCTGGACAGTCGACATGGGAGAGCTTGGCAAGGGTGAGTTTGACATCGAATACCATTCAGCGAAAAGTCAAAGACTGGTGTAAGGAGTGAGCATGGAACTTTTTGAGTACACCCTTAAATATCCGGTAACGGTTGGCGAGCGGACTGTAACCGAGTTGAAATTCCATCGCCCTAAGGTTCGTGATTTTTTACGGACAGACGGGCGCGACATTGACAGCATTGGGGCTGATCAGGCGTTATGTGCGGCTCTTTCAGGAGAAAGCGAGACGATAATACAAGCAATCGACATTGAAGATTGGGCTGTAATTCGGATTGAATTAAAAAGAGTTTGGCTCAATTTTTTTGGCATAAAAGAAAAAGACCCAAACTTGAAAGCGGAACAGGAACCGCCGCAATAAAAGAGTTTCTAACAATCCAAGAGGTTCAAGACATCGTCGCTGACATGGTGGTGAACCTCTTGGCTGTTCTTCCCGGTTTAAGTTATAAAACGGTCATGGGTTTTACTTGGGAAGAACTGAATTTCTGGCACAAAAAAACAAACAGACTGAGAGGACATGAATGAGCGAGATAAAAGCGGGGATACTGCTCTCTCTGAAAGACAAGTTCTCTCAGGGAATCAAATCGGCTGGCTCCGGCGTTGAAGCGTTTGCGTCGAAGGCTAGTTCCGCAATTCAAGGTGTAGACAAAGCATTTTCGGGACTTGGTACGGCAATGGGAGCGGTAGGCGTTTCTTTATCCGTAGGAGCTGCCGCAAAAGAAATAATCCAACTGGACAACAAACTTACTCGAATCGGACTGACTGCCGACGCCTCGGCTGAGCAGGTCGCCGCTCTCAAACAAAAAGTGTTTGACGCTGCTTCTGATTCAAGCATAAAAATAGATACTTCAAGCATAAACGACGCTCTTGACGTCGTGATGACAAAGACTGGCGACCTCAAATATGCCGAAGACAACATCCGAAACATCGCCATAGCAATCCAGGCAACAGGCGAGCAAGGTTCTTCAATCGGTTCTGTTTTTGCGGAGTTTCAGAAATTCGGCTATACCGCTGACCAGATTACAAAACTTATGGACGACATGGTCAAACAGGGCGACCAGGGTGCGTTCACTTTTGGCGAATTCGCAAAAGCGGGTTCCGCAGTAATTTCCGCATATTCACCAATCGGAACTGCACCAGAAGACATCAAACGAGCCAACGCCGCAATGCAGATTATCATGATGGGCACAAAGAGTGCGGAGATTGCAGTTACCGCTCTTGGCTCTGCTATGTCCGAGTTAAGTAGCCCTGATAAGCAGCAGAAACTTATGGCTATCGGTGTTCGTGTCCGTGACGAGTCGGGCAAGTTCCGCGACTTCAACGACATCATGGCTGATCTGCTCAAAGTCTCTGAAAAAGTCGGAAATACAGACTTTCTTGGAAACATCTTCGGTCAGACCACAATGCAAGCAATCAGGGCTTACGGCAACTTCTACGAGGATATGTATCCTAAGCTTATGGACTTGGGCGACACGACAGGTGCAATGGAGAATAAGTCCGCAAAAATGGCAAACACGCTCGCCGCAAACTTGCAGCAGGTGCAGACGGCTTTTGTGAGATTTGCGGATGCAAAACTTACAGCACCTCTCGAAAAACTCACAGACTTACTGAACAAACTCGCTGAAGACCCCGAAGCGTTTAACCGCATTTTCACAGGTATTGCGGTCGGAATTGGCTCAATAGCCGCCGTCAAAGGGCTTGCAAGCGTAATCAACATCGTCTCAAACATTGCAAGCCTTAAAAAAGGCGGCGGAAACATAAACATCGGCTCAAACATTGGTGGAAACGGAATGCCTGTCTATGTCACTAACTGGGGCAGCAAGGCAGGAGCTTCTCCGTTCCCAAGTGCAGGTTCTGCGGGCAATCAGACAATAGGAAAGACTCCGACAGGTCAAGCGGCAGGCACACCGCTCAATGCAGGTTCACAAGGAAATACATTTCAGAAAATGGGAGGGGCTGCATCTCAGGCTTTGAAAGGAGTAACAAAAAAACAGATGGCAATGGGAGGAGCTGCAGCAGGGATTGGAGCCGCTCTTGTTGCTATTCCGGGTGCGGTTAATGAAATTTCAGAAATCAATGCCGATGAAACTTTGAACCGGCACGACAAAACCGTGAAGAAAGGCGGTGCTATCGGAGACGCTGCAGGAACTGTTGTGGGTGCGACACTTGGCGGTGCTGCAGGAGTTGCCGCAGGTGCGGCAGCAGGAGCTGCAATCGGCTCTATCGTACCGGGACTCGGCACAGCGGTCGGTGCTTTGGTCGGAGCCGGAATCGGCGCATTGGGGGGCTGGCTTGGCGGAAAGGCTGGACGTGCAATCGGCGAGGGAATCGGAAGCGCAGTCGCTGGAAAGGATGAGGAACAAGTTTCTGAAAGTTTGAAAAATGAGTTTCCGGCAAATATGCTTCCGGCGGAAATGCTTCCTGCCGAAATCACAAATCCGTATATGGCAG